CGGAGATATTCATCTGTTTTGCTAATCATATCGGCGAGGGTTGAACCCTCATAAGATATGTTTAGACCGACAGGTGATACTAAGTGTTTGACTTCGTCAAACACCTTTTTCTGTGCTTGTGTTAACAAAGCACGCGACTGAGGACCCAGAGAGATACAAATGTCGATGAAGTTGTCGTTAGACATCTTCTTCCATTTGTATTGTGAATGTACTGAATCAGATAGTATGATTTTACCCGCAAACTCTCCAAGAGAATTTGAGGAAATCGACTTATCAGGTGACCAGGGACATCCGGCTTTGTCTAGAAAATCTAGATAAGCGAGATATAACTCGTCATTCAGTATTATCACATCATCGCCTACAACGAAGAACTCATTGTCATATTCCCCTTCTGATAAGAAGGATAGAATAAGTCCGTGAGTTAATGTAAACATACCAAAGCTCGGGTATAACCCAAGTGGTTGGCCACGTTTCCATTGGATATCTCCGTGATCAGATTTCCATCTGACCCGTGATATTTCTTCGAGTAGTTTGATGTCAAGGACATCTCCAAAAATCTCACGAAGAGCTATGATCTGCAACCCTAAAGGGAAGTAATCAGTGGCTCCAGAGAGATCAACAGAGTGAACAGTCCTTCCAGATTTAATCTGGCGTTGGATATACGGTATTGCTTTTGTCTGATCAAATGTACAGTCCCATGGCAACTTTTTGACACAATCGTAGATTGCGTCTCCAAGAGGCTTTAGGGCTAGTTGATGAACTCGGTAAGGGGATGCAATTGCTCGCATCTTCATACCAGGCTCTTGCAGGAAGTGAACTTCACCTCCGTACAAGTGCTCATCAGGGTTTTCATACCCACAGAATTCAGACGGACCTTTTACACCTTTAACTACAGGAGCGTAAAGCTCATTGTATTTCCAGGCGAACGCATAATTCTCTGAACCAGAAGCATATTTCATTTCTGAAAGAATGTTTTCTGATTGCTGAGTACGTTCCTTACTGTGCCATGTAGGTGCCCACTTAGTGGGACTACCGACATAGCCAAGTAATGTATTAGATCCTCTACGGATGTGTCCAGGAGGTACTACCTTCTGAACATAGTGTGAGAAACGGACTAGGAATTCTAATGATAAATTATCATCAGGACTCGCAGTTACTCCATCCATGAACTTCTTCATTTGAGACACAGTCTCAACTTTGGAAGTAAATAGTGTATGTATGTTTAGTGCTTGCAACACCCTATTAAATCTCTTACGAGATGTATCAGGATTGCTAGCATTTAGACACCATTTCATCACAGAACCAAAGATACCATGTGGCAACCCTTTCGAATTCTTTCGAACCCAGGGGTTATCATACGGTTGATTCGCCATACGGTGAATCAGTTCCAGCTTAAAAGATTTACATCTTTTGGCTGTCCACTCCGGTCCATTGTTACGAACCCATTTATATACTAAATCCACGAGTGGATTTATCATATGCCTGGGCAAGCCAATGGCAGTTAAGCGATATCTAGCCATACCCTCTAACTTGATCCCATCAAAGGAAAGCCGTGAAACGGCTGAATTTGGTGTTTTCATAATTAATGCTCTATTTACATAGATGTGTTAGTTGTTAGATGGGGATGACGTATCCTCACTTAAGACTTAAGTCAACTTCATTTCAATATTTAGGAGGAGTAAAATGGGCATTTACGCCTATATTACCACTAGTCGTGTTCACAACTCTGTTGAGTTGGAGGAGAATGTCTGATAAATCAGCCATTGCATCTTCGAACTCTGGGAGCTTCCCAATCGTCGTTTTCGTTTTCAAATAAGAGATATTAGATATCTTTTGCTTGAGTGATGTTATACGTGCCTTTAATGATAGGAACGAGTCTTTAAATGGACCCGGTGTCTTCTCATTATTGAGCAATAATTGTATATCATGCGAGATAGAATTCTTCAGTTCACCATTAGGTAAACGTTGGATTCTCGATTGGAGACCATCCAGATATTTCAATCTCACGAATTGTTTTTGCAATTCAACAAGATCGGTATCTGCTGGTAGAACTTCATAGTTATCTTCTTTCATATTGATTTGAGTAGAGTTGAC